GCAGCGTGACCAGCACGCGCAGGCGCTCAAGTCCGTTGAAGTCGATGACAACCTGCAAACGACACATCTCCATTCGCGCGGTATGTTCGCGAAGATCGAGTCATTACCGAAATCAACTCTTGATGGCATCATGAAACTTGCTCCCCGTGGCATCCAATCGGGAACAGCGGTTCACAATGTCATCACTGGGAGGTTCTGCAAATCATTCTCTAAGCGCTTGAAAGAGTCTTGGTCTGTGAAGAACTCCTGTGGACTGATGTATACCAGCGGGGCAACTGCCGAGGAGATCGGGGCTGCTTTCAAGGCTGCTATTGCTTCTTGTCCAGAAATGGCGATTCTTGAGGGCGATTTTGCTCGTTTTGATTCGACCATCCACCGGTTGTTCCTGGAGCTCGAGGCTGACGTTTATCGTTGGTCTGGGTGCTCCGAGCGTGAGTATGCTGCCTTTTTGGCTGGCATCAGGACCAAAGGAAAGGACAAGTGGAAAAACGCATACGAGGTGGATGGTGGTCGTCATTCTGGTGACCATAACACTTCGTGTGGCAACACACTGCTGCAGGGACTTGCTATCATGTTTTGTCTCGCTTTTCACCATGCCCGCAACCATGGCGTCCTCCCCTCCTATTTGGAGCTGGTTGAGAGATACCATGCGACTATGCTGGCTCTTGGTGACGACAACCTGTTGGTTGCCGATGCAGCAATGCTTGCCTCCCTCGGTGTTGACCAGAAGGAACTCACTTCTGTTTTGTTGATGCTGGGGTTGGAGCTTGAACCTAAGCTCCATGTCGGTCCCTTTGCCAAGTATACGGCCTCATTCTGCTCCGCTCGGTTTTACCCGGTTGCAGGTGACAAAGTCGTGCTTGCGCCCGGTGTAGGGCGAGGGCTTGCCAAGTCCGGTTGGTACGTTGATGTGCCGCCGAACGTCAGTGTGGAACGCCTTGTGCGCTCTGATGCTGTTGGCAAGATGAAGGATGTTTGGTTCGTACCTTTTCTAGGCGCCATGTGGCGCAAGAATCTCGAGCTAACAAAACCTTTTGCCGGCCGTGAAATCATGACGAAGTCGATGCGTCGATCCAATCTGCACAATGCCCATGCTGCTGAATGCCATGAGGCGTGTGATGAGACATATGAGATGGTGGAGTATCTCTATGGTCTCACGCGTGCTGATGAGGATGAGTACAACAAGTTGCTCGCGCAAGTCACTTCTCTTCCTTGCATAGTGGAGCTCGCAAAGTTTCACAATGCTATGGTTGTCGATGGTGTCGTCGATGATGTCCACGAAAATGCTCTCCCCCCCTTTGATGAG